CCCTTTCTATAACAGCGACTACATCTGGCGTACCTGGGGTGCGGCTGGCCTGATGGTTAAGACCGACATCAACAACAAGAAGTCTGTCATCTACGCATCAAGCTAAGGGGTATCTATGGCGCTGGTAAAAGTTATCGCAGATAACCTGCTGTCCGGTGCCAGCCTCACGAAACTGAAGCCAGGCGATAAAGTCGAGGTTTCTGATTCTGTGGCTGAGCGCTGGATTAAAGCAGGACTGGCAGAGTCAGCAGGCAAGCAGGAGTTTGAGGTTGCAAGTCCATCCGCTGAAGGCGAGTCACGTCGCGGACGCAAAACCAAGGAAGCATAATCATGGTTAACCCAATCACAGCAGATGACGTTAAGGCCTTCCTCGCTGAGTTGGGCTATTCCATACCTGATGCGCTTCTTACTCCGATTCTGTGTCGCGTTAATTCCATCATCGAGTGCATGGACGGGGCCGATTATGACGACTGCACACAGCAGCTAATCCTGCTCTATGCTGCCGCGCTAATGTCGGCCTCGTCCGGGGCGAGGAGAATCAAGTCTCAGAGCGCACCAAACGGAGCGTCACGGACTTTTGATTACGGTGATGATGCTATCGCATGGCTGCGCAACTCCCTTGCTGCACTCGATGTCAACGGCTGTACGGATGACTTGCCGATCAGCGCCGGTAACTCTGTCGGTTTCTTTGATGTCGTTGGAGGGTGCTACTGATGGGAAAGCCTGAACCGCTATCTCGTGTATGGGTCACGACCGACACAGGGCGTGTCACCACAGCATACGTAACCGAATCAGGAGAGTGGCATCTCTTATGCCCGAAAGCTAGGAAAGCAGGTGAAACGGTAGTGAGGTGGAGCCATGAGCGCAACAAGTGAATGGGTATACACCAATGTCGCCACTGTGTGGCCTGTTGGGGCTTTTGATGACTGGACGGGAAAGCAGACCTACGGAGCCCCTTACCTCATCGCCTGCACATGGGAAGCCAATAAAGAGATAGCCATCGACGACACCGGAAAGGAGTTCACAACCAACCTGATTTTCTTCACGGAGTCGAAATATCAGGGCGCTTTTGTCCGGCAGCCGGCGCGAGATGACTACATCCAGAAAGGCGACTCTTCCGCACAGACCGACCCAGTTACCGCAGGTGCTGACAAGGTGAAGGCGGTGAAAGAATGGGATATGTCGTTCTTCGCTGAAGACCCCGACTATAAGGTCATGACGTGAGGTTGATATGCCAGTTAAAGGAATTAAACAGGTACAACAGAGAGTGACAAAGCTGCTTTCCGAGGTGTCTGGACCTATCACCGAAAAAACGATGGTGGAAGTGCTTATCGCTGGTCAGTCGAATGCCGCCAACATCACACCAAGAAACTCTTCGACACTCATTAACAGCCAGTATCGGAAAATAACCCCTGTCACAGATGGGCTTATAGGGCGTGTTGGTTATGCTGCCAATTACGCGCAATACGTCAATGACGCAAAAGGAACACTTAAAGGTAAGCCCCGCCCAAAAGGGAAGGGAGTTTATTGGGGCCCAAATGGGGAGCCTGATTTCCTCAGGAAGGGATTTGAGCGAGATGGCATAGACGAGATTCGGGAAGTGATTAAACGAGGCTATAAACTATGACCCGAACCGAAGTTTACGAAGCGCTCAGGGCATGGTTGCAGGCAAAGGGATTCGACACTGGCTATCGCGTCCAGAAGCGTTTCTGGAATGAGCAGGCAGCACAGCAGGCAGATCGCTATCTCATCATTCAACAGAACGGAGGAGGCGGGACGGAAGAGGCGCTAACCCGCGACTACTTCAGGTTCATCCTGCTATCTGCACAGAATGATGCTTCACCTGACGATGTAGAATCGCGCGCAGATGCCATCAGACAGGCAATGATTGACGATTACAAAACAGAATGCCTTATATCGATGCAACCCCTGGGTGGCATCACAGCAATCCTCACCGAAGAAGGGCGCTACCTCTTCGATATCAATTTTCAGACCATAATCTCTCGTTAACGGAGTAAAGCACTATGGCAGGATGTGAATCAGGTGCATTCACAGGCCGTGATGTCGTCGTTTATTACGCGATTTCATGCCCGGAAGCACAACCAACAGCAAGCGAATATAAACGCCTTGGAATGATGCGCGGCAAGACCACATCGGTAGAGTGGGACACTGCTGACGCCACTGGCGACATGAGCACGGCATTCACCAAAGAAAATCTGACGACATACAAAGACGTGTCATTCTCCGGTGATGGCGTAACACGAAAAGAAGATGCTTATGCGCAAAACGCACTTAAGCGTCATGTTTATAATCCATCAGTAGATACGAGCAGCCAGCCTTTCGTCTGGTTTAAAATTGTGTCACCAAACGACATTACAGAGGGTCCATTCCTCGTAACGTCATGGGAAGACGAGGCTCCACACGACGATGTTGCTACGTGGTCTCTTGAGGCATCCAGTGCTGGCCTGGTAGACGTGCGCGACGTTCCGGACGAGGTTATCATTGATACCCAGCCAGTCGGTCAGACGCTGACTGCAGGGCAGACTCTGGTTCTTTCTGTGGTAGCTCATGCAACTGATGCATCCACGCTGACTTATCAGTGGAAGAAGGGCGGCACAAACGTCACTGGCGCGACATCGGCAACGTACACCAAAACCGGCACGACCTCCGCTGACGCGGGCGACTATACCGTGGTAGTGACATCAACTACAGCAGGTAGCGCTACGTCAAGCGTGGCTACCGTGACCGTGGCATAAACAAAGGGGCGCAAGCCCCTCACACTACAGGGATGATATGGCAGCGATAACAGACATTGGGCAGGCAGAGATAAAACTTGTCGGCCACACCTTTTTCCTGAACCCCTCATTCCTTGCCATGACCCGCATCGGAACACCAGAAGAAATTGTCACTGCGATGGTTCACGTTCACGGTGGACATTACCCGCAGCACGAGATACGCAACCAGCTGCTACTCAGGGATACGAGGGCGATCTGCTTTGCACGCATGGTCAAGGCCGCTGCTTTGATAGTTCAGTCGTGTTGCGAAGAAGATATCTCTCATCTTGTCGGTGGCTATGCGTATACGCCACGCGGCAAACTAGTTATGAAGAAAGGTTTCATGCCGCTTGAGGATGTTCTCACACTGGCTCGTCATCTAATTAAGCATGGCGTGATGGGCGATCAGGATAACGAGGACGTTGCGAAAGACGGGGAATATACAAACCGCTTTGATGCCCGGTCATTCGTTTATCTCGCTGTTGCTCACCTGGGGATGAGTGAAGCTGAAGCATGGAACATGACAATGACCTCCTTCAGGGCTGCGATGGAAGCAAAATATCCCAAACCTGAGAAAGCCAAAATCCCATCCAAGAAGAAATACGATGAAGCGATGGATTGGGCTGAGCGCATGATGCAGCGCGACAACAACAGGAAACACTAAGCCCCTCGGGGCTTTTTTTATGCCCGGAGAAAACATGGCTGAGAACGTAGGAACAATTGAGTACACAGTCAAAGCAGATACGGCGCAACTACTGACTGGCGGACAGGAAGTAACGAAAGTTACCGGGCAGATGGAAAAGGCGTTTGATAACGTCGATAAATCAGCTCAGTCAATGAACACATCACTGACAAAGACCGCGCAGGCTGTAAATAAGGCTACCACAAGTGCTGGAAGTGGCAGAGCAGCAATGCAGCAGTTCGGTTATCAGATTCAGGACTTGATTGTTCAGTTGCAGAGCGGAACCAGTTTCTTCGTAGCCTTTGGTCAGCAGGGATCGCAATTGGCTGGCGCATTAGGCCCAGGCGGAGCTGTATTCGGAGCAATCATCGCACTTAGCTCGGTTGTCGGCGGCGTTCTGGTAGCATCGCTGGGAAGCGGCAAAGACGCAATGGAATCTCTTGCTGATGCTGCAGAGGCGATGGATAAAGTGATCAGCCTTTCCCAAAACGGTGTCGCAGCTCTATCTGATAAGTTCGCTAACCTTGCAAGGACTAACGCGGAAGCGGCAACGATTCTCAGAAATCAGGCACTCATTGAATACAACCAGGCTATCGCTCAGATACCAAAAGCGATTGATGATGCTTCAACTTCTATCCTGTCATTCTCTGACAAGGCAATATCGGCGTTTACTGGTGGCTATGCTTCGATTGATGGATTTAACGATCGCCTTAAAGCGCTCAACATCACCACTGACGATTACACACAGGCAACAAAGCAAGCATTTGGTGCTGGTCAGGCATTTCAGGCTACCGCGTTAAGTATCGGAAACACCGTTGGCGCACTGGCGAGTAAATTCGGCATTACAGAGCAACAGGCTTATGCACTCGCAAAGCAGCTTTCAGATATAGCCGAGAACCCTACGCCTGAGGCGCTGCAAAGGTTGACGCTAGAACTGCAGGGAACGACAAGCTCTACAGAGTCAGGCGCGAAAGCTCTTGCTGAGTTCACGAATAAGCTCACCGGAGTTGTTACTACTGCAGCAGACGCCAAGACGAGAATTCTGGCTCTTAAAGGAGCAATGGACAACCTGACTGAAGGGCAAAAGAATCTCGTCAAACAATCAGAGCGCCAATTGCAGTTAGCTCAGGCCACGGCGAAAGAGCGTGCAAAATTGCAGGCTCAATATGCGGCAGAAGATGCTGGCCTTGGAAAAGACGACCCAGTAACGAAGCAACTGGAGGCCAATGCTCAGGCAGCTTATGACGCAGTAGAGGCGCAGAAAGCCAAAGAGAAAGCAGATCGAAAATCTCACTCTACCGGACAAAAACAGGCAAGCCAGCAGGACGCAATAAATCAGAAGCTTGAGCAGTTGCGCCAGAAGTCAGAACTGGCAGCCACATCTACGCAAGAGATGAGTCGAGAGCAGGCTATTCTCAATGCTCAGCAGTCGCTGGGCAAGAATGCTTCTGAGGAGCAAATCCGATTAGCAGGCGAGTACGCCGCTAAAACGTGGGACGCAACGAACGCTATTAAAGCGCGACAGCAGGCCGAGCAAGGGCAGAAATTCGCTAAACAGGAAATCGCTCAAACTCAGTCCACCGCTAATCCATTAACCGGAGAGGTTGAAAACCCCACAGCAGCAATCGACCTGCAGGAGCAACAAAAGCTCGCAACAGTAGCCAAGTATCAGGCTCTGGACGTGCAGAATACCCAGCTATACGAAGACGCCAAAACAGCTATTCAGGCAAGGGCATCAGCAGAGCGTGAAAAAATCCTCATGGATGAGTCCACGAGGCAGGCAATGCAGACAAGCCAGCTCATTGGGATAGCAGCATCAAGCTTTGACTCACTGGCTAGCGTTATCGCTGCGTCAGGGAATAAAACTAGCGCAGCATATAAAGCAATATTTGCTATCAGCAAGGGTTTTTCCATTGCTCAGGCGTCACTGAACATGATGACGGCAATTTCGAACGCTCTTGCGCTTCCATTCCCTGCAAACATCCCAGCCATGGCTTCAGCAGCAGCTGCAGGTGCTCAGATTGCATCAACCATTAGCGGAATTAGTTACAGTGGCGGTCGACGTTACGGTGGCACAACGTCATCAGGCAACATGTATCGGGTAAACGAATCCGGAGAGCCTGAGATGTTCCAGTCCAGCGGAGGCAAGCAGTACATGATGCCGACGACCAGCGGGAAGGTAATTCCGGCTAGCGATGTTGGGGGGGGTAGAGGAGGGGCAGTAATTCAGCAAGAGGTCCATTTTCACATTGAGACTACTGGTGGAATTGACGATGCCACTATGGCGAAGATGTCGCTGATGATGAAGCAGGTCAGCCTGAACACCATTCGTGACCAGCAACGCCCTAATGGGTTACTACGGAGGTAATCGTGCTAGAAACGTTCACATGGACGCCTCAGAAGGGCTACACGATAGAGCGAGAACCTAACGTTGCCGTAGTGAAGTTGGGCGACGGCTACGAGCAGCGCCAGACCAAGGGCATCAACCCGCTAATGGATAAATACTCGCTCACCTTTCGCGGCGTCAGCGGCTCTTGCCGTAGCAATCCAGCGAAGGATGCAGAGGCGTTCCTTAAAGCCAGAGGGGCGGTAGAGGCATTCTACTGGACGCCATCTGATACTGGGGTGCAAAAGTTGTTTGTTTGCCGATCCTGGAGTTTAACGAAGACCGGGCCGCTATACGAACTAACGGCCACTTTTGAGCAAGTGCCGAGATAGGCCAAACCAGTGTGATTTTTTTATGGGAGTTTGCCGTGCGCGACATACCAGCCAGTATGATTATTGATAGCGTCGATGCCGGAGTCGGCGCTTTCATTGACCTTTTCGAAGCAGACCTCCAGCCATATGGCGGGGACTTGATCCGCTTCCATTCCGGAACCAATGGCTATTACGGAAATGTGATCTGGAAGGGAAACCAGTATCAGGCTTACCCTATTGCAGTTGAAGGTTTCGAGTCAAAGAATGAAGGGACCTATGCCAGGCCAACAATGGTTGTGGCGAACGTGACTGGCCTGATAACCGGCATCAACCACGACTTCGACGACATGCTCGGTGTGGTCATTACTCGTCGGCAGGTTCCTGTGAAATATCTGGATGCGGTGAACTTCCCAAACGGCAACCCTGATGCTGACCCGACTCAGGAAGCGGTATCCCGCTACGTCGTGGAAGAGATGACCGAAGAAACGTTAGAGCAGGTCACTTATACGCTGGCTACGCCGATTGATTGCGATAACGCCATCATTCCGGCGCGAACAATCCTTGCCGACGTATGCCAGTGGCAATACCGCGGTCTCGGATGCGGCTATGACGGGCCGCCTGTTGCAGATGAACGCGACAACCCAACCACCGACCCGGCAATGGACAAATGCTCTCACCGGCGTAACGGTTGCCGGTTCCGCTATCCCCACCCTGAACCAATGCCTATAAGCAGTTTCCCCGGCTCTCAAAAGGTCTCCTGATGCAGGAATTACTCGATTATGCGGCATCGTCGCAGGATGAAGTGTGTGCGCTGATCCTGAATGACGAGCAAGTGTTTCGCTGTCGGAATGTGCATCCGGAGCCCTGGCATCACTTCCGCATAAGTGACGATGATTGGCTTGCAGCGGAGGAAGAAGGGGAAATTACAGCGGTCTTCCATTCGCACCCGCAAAGCCAGCCAGCGCTTTCTGGTGCCGATCGGCAGATGCAGCTGATGACGGGGCTGCCATGGTGGCTCGCATCTGGCGGGCAACTGAGGAAATTCAGGCCTGTTCCGCATCTGCTGGGGCGCAAGTTCGAGCATGGCATTATGGACTGTTACACGCTTTTCCGGGACGCATACCACCTTTGCGGCATCGATCTGCCGGATTTCGGGAGGACTAATGGATGGTGGTTGCGGGGAGAAAATCTCTATCTGACTAACATGCCGGCCAATGGTTTCTATCAGGTGTCGATGCAGGATGCACAACCCGGTGACGTCATCATCAGGCAGCCATTCCCCGGTGCCGACCCATGCCACTCAATGATTCTACTACATGAGAACCTGGTGCTTCACCATGACCATGTCGGACACCTCAGCAGACGAGAACAAATGCGCCCGGCATACATCAAGCAGACGCATTCAATCTGGAGACACCAACAGTGCTCATCTTTAAATTTGCAGGCAATTTACGCCGATTTTACCGCCAGATATCCCTGAATGTTGATACTCCAGCGCAGGGATTACGCCTCCTGTTGGCGCAGGATTTCGAATTCAAAAAAGCCTTTCTCAATACAAAGCTGCGGGTGCGGGTGGCGGGCGAGGATGTTGAGGAATCTGCGATGCAATGGCATCTGGACCGCCAACTTAAAGACGGTTCAGTGGTCCTGTTCGTGCCGGTAGTGGAGGGGGCGATCACTGCCGCTGCGGCCGCATGGATTGCGGTGGCTGTCAGCGTGGCTTCGGTAGCTTACTCGGTCTACATGTCACGCAACATGAAGACCAAAACATCAGCAGAAGCAGCAGAAACGAACACGCTAACGAATAACTCATTCACCAGTGCTGAGAACCGGGTGGGCCAGGGCCGTCCGGTGCCGCTCCTTATGGGAGAAATGGAAGTCGGTTCGAACGTTATCTCTCTCGGTATCGACACAAGCAACAACCAGGATTGGACGGAATCTATTAGCTAAGGTGGCATTATGTCTTCAGGCGGCGGTAAAGCATCAACCCCTAAACTCCTAGACGATAACCTCAAATCAAAGCAATTTTATCGGGTGCTCGACCTCATCAGCGAAGGGCCTATCTACGGGCCAGTAGACCAGGAACACCTCTCATCTTTCAAGCTCAATAAGACGCCTGTGACTGACGCGACAGGCAATGTCAGCGTAAATGGTGTCAGTGTCGCATGGCGTCCAGGCTCTGAAACGCAATCTCCCATTAATGGCTTCTCTGCTATTGAAGCGACCACCATCGTAAACACCGAAGTAACCTATGATACTCCGCTGGTTCGCACCATAACCGATCAGGATGTTACCCGTGTGCGGTTCAACGTTGGTGTGACCGGGTTGATTGAGCAGGACACAAAAGGCAATCAGAAAAACACGTCCGTTACTCTTGTTTTAGAAAGCAGAACTGGTGCTTCAGGCTGGGTTATTGAAAAGACCGTGACCATCACCGGGAAGATATCAGGCGAATATCTTGAAGCCCATCTGATTGATGCTCCTAGTATCAAGCCGTTTGATATTCGAGTGCGCCGCATTACACCGGATAGCAGCAGCGATTTGCTGTCCAACGGCACTATCTGGAATAGCTACAGTGAAATCACTGACGACAACCTTAGCTATCCATTTTCAGCCATCGCTGGAGCAGTAATCGATCGCGACCAGTACACTGATACTCCAAGCCGCACTTACCATCTGCGCGGGCTGATTGTGTCCGTACCAGACAATTACGACCCGATAGCCCGCACTTACTCCGGGCTGTGGACAGGTGGATTCAAGCAGGCATGGACTAATAACCCGGCATGGTTGTTTAGAGAACTGGCAAAGAATTCCCGCTTCGGGCTGGCTAAACGCGCCGGCTACATCGATGTTGATGACGGTGCGCTGTATGTACTGTCTCAGTATTGCGATCAGCTTGTTGATGATGGGTACGGCGGAAAAGAGCCCCGCATGACGCTTAACGCCTACATCACAGAGC